CAAACCGACTGTAGGGGGTCACGATAAGTGAGAGTCGTGTCACAAGCCGATGTGTTGATATATCAAATGGTTACGGGGAATCGAGGTCACGCGATAAATGAGAATTGAGGGGGAAAAGTGAGAAGTTTGTGCCATCAGTGACGAGATAAATGAGAGTCGCCCCCCAATTCGAATCGTTTTGGCCGCTCGCAGTGACATCTGTGACATTCGCGCGAGGCCATGTCACAGCAAATCCGAATTATTTTGGCCGGTTTCGACTCTCGGCCGTCTGCCAACCTGTCACTTTAGCTCCTCCCGGACAGCCTGTTTGATCCGACCATCCATCGTCGCTTGTTCCTGGGCCAGCCACTTCTCGAACTCAGCCTTCTGATCGAAGCGGACGACATTGTTGTGCTGCATAATCGCCTGGGCACCTTCGGATGATACCGGCGTGATCCCTGCTGCCTCGAGATCGTGGATGAACTGACCGGTGCAGCGACAATTGAAGTCGATCGGCGGGAAAGGACCCTCCCCGAGTTTGAAGACCATTCCGTCAAGCTCGCGGTGCATCGGGCGCGTGCGACTATCTTTGATCGCGTGATAACGCCACATCGGGAAGCGATCTTTGACCTGTTCGACCTGGCTGAGCTGCCCCATCGAGTAGGCGCCGTAGAGATTGGTCCTGAAGATCGTTTCCAGCCGGAAAGGCGTCGGACCGCTATATCCAAGTGAATCAATCGTGTCTTGGATGCCCTGCACGAAGTCCTTGTAGCCCGCTCCCTGCTGGAGGGCGGCTGCGAGTTTCTCCTGGATGGCGTCGAGCAAGGCTTGATCCTCGATCCCCGAAATCCAGAACGACTTCTCGCGCATGTAGTTGAGCGCCTCCTGCGGGATAAGGTCGAACGAGATGTCAACGTGATCAGCGCACTCGTACCAGTTCATTCCTTCGGCCCGGACAAAGAGCCTCCCGTAGCGGTATTTTGCCGGGACGCGACGGTGCAGCTGACTGAAATGGCGATCCTTCTGGACGATGAAGCTCCTCCCGAGTCCATCGGCAGCGACGTGGGATTCATACAGATGGGAGCCGAACGCATGGATGAAGTGTGGGTCGATCAGCTCACGGCCGAGAAGCTGCCTCGCCTGATCATAGCTATCAGAGTTCTTGATGGCATCCTGAGTGCGGCTCAGAAGCGGTTCAAAGACCTTTTGAGAACCGTCTATGGCCTCGTTTACGATCGAGTGCAGAGCGCCGACGAAGTGCTCGTCGGACCAGGAGGGAACGTCGCTCAACGGCGTCCCTTCATCACGATTCGCTCGAGAGGAGAGACGGCCTTGAACGGCGTCGGCTCGCTCGTTACTGACTGCGGAGGGGTGGCCGGCGGCAGCAGAACATCTTCATCTCCGGGCTCCGGCTGGGAGAGCCCGAGCCGATTGTAAACCTCCGAAGCCTTGAGCGGGATGCGGATCTGATTGCGCGCCAGGTCGATGACGTCTGCCTCTTCTTTGCGATTACGCTCAGGCTCGACGGTGAACACCCACTTCGGATTGTTCTCCGGATCGGGACCCATGTTGAGATCGCAGATCGGATCGAGGACTTGTTCTTCCATGATTGTATTTCCCATCTCAGCGTCGCTTTCGACGAGGTCGAAGCGGACGTCCTCCGCCATGTCTTCCTTCCCGAGTTTGCCAGGAGTTCCAGCCGCTGCGGACTCATGACCGAGCACTCCAACCGAGTATTCGCTGTTGCATGTCTGCTTGAGCTTTTCAAAAATCTCGGCGCCTGATGATTTCTGCGCGGCCTCTTTGATGTCAATCTTTGTGAGCTCGGAGATAACGGCTGAGGCGTCGACGCCAAGCTGCTGGACGGCCCGACGGATGACGGCCTTGTCTTCCTCGCTGGCCGTGACATTATATGTGCCAAGCCGAAGGGGGATCCCGTAGATCTCGCAGAATATTACCCATGACTTGATGTCGATATTCTTGAAAAACCACATCCAGGCACAGGTTCGAAGAAGAGCTGCCCGGGCCGGATGACCACTCCGAGCACGCATGACCGAGACGAGCCACTTGTAGGGCTCGAGCTCGACGCCGTCAACGAGATTGCTGAACGTGTACCGGCGGGGAATCCGGAGGTTGTCGTTCGGGTCGCTTGCCTTGCCCCAGCGGAAGTTCCGGCCGTGCGTCCACTCGAATGAGTCGATATACGCCCCGTTGCCATCGACTTTCCAGTTGATCTGCTGGTACGAGACGCCGTAGCCGATTGCCGCAAAAACGTCCCTGATCGCCTGGCGAAACTCCCGGATCTCTCCAACAGCATCCTTCGCGAACTCCATCCGCTTCTTCGCCTCCGCCGATTCGTTCGCCGGGACGATTTGGTACTGCCTCCGGGCGACGGATTGGATACGCTGGTTGATGAGCCCGAACAGGTAGAGATCCTTTTCGAGCATTTCCTCGTAAAGGTCCGTCTGTTCCCGCGTGTATCCAAGATCGGCCTGCTTGTTGATCGACGTGATACGTTCCGGCGTGAGGCCGACCGAGGGATACATGGAATATTTGTTCATCCACGGGACGACCTCGATGTGGTCGGGGGGGACGTTCCGGGCTTTTCCCGGGAGCAGTTTGAGAGCGGTGCGGATGCGCAGGTTGTCGAGCATGATAGTCCTCAGTGATTGTGAAGTGTATAGCTCAGAGTGATTTTCGCCTGGGCACGGGTGTCGTAGCGCCAGACGCCGGCGGCGCCGACAAAGATGTCGTGATAAAGCCGCGCCTGTGCACCGAGACCGATTCCGTCGAGGTCGGCGAGAAACATCGGGGCGTCGAGCCATCCAGACCAGCACAAGGGCGCGACGATGAGAGCCGGAGAGGCCGTCAGCTTGCTCGAGGAGGGAGCCAGGGCAGCGGTGAGTCCGTACCCGAGCCTGAGATCCCAATCCATGAGCGGCGGAATGAAGCGCGTAACGATGACTGACTCGACCGACGAATCCTTGTGGACAAAAACCTCTCCGTCTTTGGTCTGGATGATGTCGATTCTTTTGCATGAGTCCTTCGGGACATCCTTGACCGCGACGGAGATTATTTTTTCAACATCCTTCTCGCTGATGCCGGCAGGAAGCTTGACGCCACTGGATTTCTTTTTCAAAAACGGGAGCGATGACGGCTGAAAATCCTTATGAGTGACCGGGGCGTAATTTGTGTCCTTCGGGGTGACGACCGTGACTGTGCTGGAGTCCTTCGAGTTGCAGGTTTCGAGGCGCCAGATGGTTATGAGGGCAGTTATGCACACCATACTGATCGCAATGTATTTTAAAGTGTCCCGCAATTGTTTAAGCCTTCCTTGGGAGTCTGTAGTTCGCGATCAAGACCTCCCGCCGCGCCTCAAGCAGCTTCTTGCGGGCTAAGGTTACCGGGACCTCGATGGGGCGGACATGGAATCTCTTGAACAGCGATAAGACAAATGGATCCGCGTTGGACGAGAGGAGGAATTTCCCTTCGATTTTCTTGAGAACGTTCGCCAGTGTTTTCCATTCGTCGTCGGTGAGCTGGTCATAATTCGTATCTCCGCCGCGCGTTCCCCGGTAAGGAGGATCGCAATAGAAGAAGGTCTCCGGGTGATCGTAGATCGCGATGCATTTATCGAAGTTCAGACATTCGATATGAACGCTCTTCAGCCTCTCGGCGACCATCGTCAGGTGCATTCTTGCACGCGTCACCGAGTGAACGCCTCTTCGAGCCATTCCGAAGTTGGCCCCCATGCCGCCGAACGAGTCGGCGAGCATCACCCACGAGCGGAATGCGCGCTCAATTTCGTCGACCGGCGGCGGGAGCTGTCTGGTTTCCTGCCCCAATTTGCGGCTGTGTATCCAGTGCTTGGACCTCTCCGCCAGTTCAGCCGGCCGATGCTTTACAACCCGGAAGAAGTTTACAACCTCCTCGTTCTTGTCGTTGAAGACCTCTCCCTTCGATGGCTCTTTCGCGATGAGGATCGATGCCGCGCCGCCGAACACGTCGACGTATGTGGTGTGATCAGGGAAACAGGAAATCACTTCATTGCGGATGGGCCACTTGCCGCCCGGGTATGCAAACAGTTTCTGCATGTTGCTCTCCATGATTAATTGCAGGAATAGGACCAGTATCAGTGTCATCCCAGAATTAATTTCATGGAACGTTCGAACGTTGTTTGAAAGACTCAATGTCGAGGCCGTATCATCCACGGTTGTGCCTTTGTCTCAAATAGATGACCGGATGGCCGTCTGCGCCGGCGCGGCGAACATCGAAGATCCAGGATAGCAAACGAGCGGTCCTCAATGAAACGTTGAGGTGCACCTTACCGCGCTTGGTGACCTCCGTGCTGTTTTTCCCAACCGGCTCGATCCGTTTGAAGATACCGAGGAAAGCCACGAAGAGAGCCTTGAGCACGTCCCTCCGGTGTCTCCAGCGTTGCTGGCGTTTGACCAGGTGCAGGAACCACCGGAAACGCATTCTTCTCATCAGACCGCGGACCATCTCAGTACGCTCCTCTCCCGAATGCGGCCTGGCGTTTTTCGACGGTCTGGTAATCGACGCCGATTCCGTACGGGAAATCCTGGACCAGCCGGACGCATTTGCCGAGGGCGTCGGGACCATCATCGCCGATGCCGCCGCGAGCGACGGGAGTTCTGTCCGGAAATGCCTTCAGCTGCCTAATGAGCAGCGCCTGGTCACCCTGCTGTGTGTCGAACAGTATGATGCCGGAGCGCACGAGGGGCACCAGGCTTTCGATCACGGCATCTTTCGGGTCCACATGCTCGATTTTGTAGATCGGGAGCGGCTTCTTTTTCTCTTTCATCAGGCGCATGTACTCGCGCTCGAGGAGGGATGCAAAGGAGATCATCTCAACTCCGATCAGCTTCTGCCGGTGCAGCTCGAAATCGCGGTAGGTTTCCTCGATCATGGCGTCGATCGAGGCTTGCTGAATCCAGGCGTTGATGACATAGAGCCGGAATTCCTTCGACTTGATCGGAGCCCCAAGCGTGGTGATGGCCTTGTAATCGCCGGCCTCCTTCGCCGAGGGGTCGATCATGGTATAGTAAATCATCTCAATCCCGGCGATCTGCTGCTGCGTGTAATACTTGAAATCAGTGTCCTTGAACTTTTTGCTCTTCCTGTCCTTCGGCCTCATCATCATCTCCGCGTCGAAGGTATCGGGATCGTCCTTTTGTTCCTGCAGCAGCCGGAGCGTCGGATGGCGGAATTCCCAGGCGGACTTCCAGCCGTCCGGGAACTTGTGCAGCCGGGCCTGGCGCGCGATCTCGCGGTCTTCGTCGGTCCTCTTCTCGTTCGGGACGAGCGCCCGGAAGATCTGCTTGTCAAAGTGAGATGTGTTCTCGCCGGTGAGGAGCTCGTGAACGATCGATTGTTTGCTCACGTAGTTGCACAGCAGGATCGCGCCCCAACGCGGTGAGTTGACGGACTTCAGCACATCCTGGCGGATTGAATCGACGTACTTGAGGATGAGTGCGGGGTTCGTGGTCTTGGTCGGGTCCTCGATGTCGTTCGGCAGTATCCAATCGGGCCTGTGGCCAAAGTTCTCCTCGCCCCGGAGCGATTCGTCGCGGCCGAAAGCCTTGAGTTTCCTGCCGTTTGAAATGATAATCTCATCCTCTTCCCATTTTATGCTGCCTTTGAGCTCGCCGAAATCGTTTTTCAAACGCTCGTTGTTTTCGAATTCGAGCCGGACGGGAATGACCTTTGTAGCCGCATGCTCATGCGAGAAAGCGACGACGACCGCGTACCAGATCTCCTCGAAGATCATCTTGTGGATGACGTCGATCTTGCTGAGGAGGGTATCCTTGGAGGACTCACGATACGCGGCAAGGATGGTAAACTTGTTCCTGAGCTCGGTGAGCTCGAAAAACTTCTTATGGTCGGGAGAGAAGCCGGCTTTAACCCAATCGATCTCCGCATCCGGAGGGATGAGGAGAGGACTCTTTTCCGGGATCTTCAGCACGCTCCGGAGGTACTTCTCGTCGAGCTGGATGTAATGTGGGAAGTACATCGCGGCGAAGTAGAACTTGTCCGTTCGCGCGCGTTTCTTACGCGCCTCCCGCTTTTCAATCGAGTCCCTCGGGAACGCGGTCGCCTTGGTCCTGATCTGGTTGATCAGGTCAGACCATTGCTTCTCGAACTCGCGCTGGGAGGTGACAGGCCTCATACAAGCCTCAATTTTCCATAGGAGATCCAACAGTGCAAGTGTGGCTTCTCGATCGGACTGGAGTAACTCGGCTCGAACTGGAGCTCATAGCAAATGTTGAGTTTGAGTGGGTCATCGAACCGCCCAGAGGCGGACCACACAGCGATCTTATCACCAATTCTTATAGGAGCGGCCGCATGGAACGGCACGTAATGTGTAAATCCGCAACCAAGCGGACAATCGAATTCGAGGGCTTTGAAGTTCTGGCCTCGGATTATAACAGAAGAGATCCGCGGGTTCAGGCTTGCGAGGTCGAACTCTGTTTGAGACGACGGCTTTATGCTCGGTGCTTCGTCTGTCATGGATATTTCCTTTTCACCCAGCCGCCGAACTCGACGAGGAAGGGTTGTAGCTGCTCCAGGCTTTCGGGATGGGATTCGCGCAGGAACTCGATCAGCTCGCCGACGCCGAGGAGGATGTTGCCGCGTTTGTCGATGTCGCGGGAAAGGCTCTTGGCACCCTTGATCAACTTCATGATGGCGTCGACCTCGCGGGCGTTGATCTCCTTCGCCTGGACCATCTTCTCCATTGCGCGGACCGCGAGGAGCAGGGAGTTCTTCACAGTAGAAATGCCGGTGAACGCCATCGATGCGCGTTCGTTCTCCCACGCGTCTTCGGTGGACCAGCGGTACACGGTTTTTTCGTTCAGCGAGAGAGTGGCCGCGATCTCGCGGATGGATTTGCCTTCCTCGACGTACAATCTTCGAGCTTCCAAGCGCTCTGTTTTGTGAGCCATAGCGTTGTTCCCGATAAAAAAAAAGAGTCCCACTTCTGATTAGGCAACGCGCTGGGAGGGGACCAGCTCATCGCCAGATCTCAGAAGCGGGACTCGTTAATCGATAATCCCGATTCCCCAGGCTGAAGCCTGGGGCTACGGCCTGGGGTTACAGCATTAATTTACAACAATTCTTTCTGCAAATCAATCGGAAGGGCGGCGCCCGGAAGAAAGAGGCACCCTCGTTCACGCCACACTGTCGGCGTCCCGTTCCTCGCGGAGACGGGAAGGTTGCCCCGATCGTCTCGGAACTTCCTTCCGGTACAGCCGCTCGTAGAGAACGGAGCACCGACAGCGTGTTTGAACGAAAGAATATAATTAATTCTTGGCATCAAATCAATGCCCAGTCTCTTCCGACGTGTTTCTGGGCGGGAATTGCTGCGCGAGATTGAACTCGGAGGCGCGCAGTCCGCCGAACTTGACTGACCAGTGGAACCGCTTTCCGTCGAAATGAATTTCGACGTTGCAGTGACGCTTCGACGATTCGAGCTTCACGAGCACAGCGAGCAGCTCCCGGAATTTGGATTCGTCGGGCATAAAACTCTCAGTCCCAGTCCAGCATGTGAACATGCGGCCAATCTTGCCGCAGGAGGAATAGATAATTCTGCCAGGCGACGAACGGCGTGAAATAGTGCTCGCAGCCGATCCCGAGGCGCATCTCTTTTCGAAATCGCTCACGGTCGAAGAAAAGATAGAGCCACAAGCAGCATTCACGGCTGAGATGAAATGGGCTCGAAGGATGCTTGACGTAGCCATCGAGCACGCGCGCGCGGACCGTGGGCGGCAGCCAGCATTCGTAGTATGCCGTCGAGACGGGGCGATGGAAAATATGGCCGCCGACCTGAATCCTCAGAAGAAGTACCCACCGCTCCGGCTTATACCATCCGGTCCCGTCGCAGTGCCAGCAAGATTCGTAACCGAATCCGTGCCAGTCGTAGATCCAGTGCCAATGTCTGCCCCGGTCGCAGCGGTTGCATCTGACGCCGGCGAGGTGCTGGACGTCGGCGCCGACCTTCTTCCCGTACCTTCGCAGGAGGCGCTCCTTGATGGCGTAGAACGATTTCTTCTCGAGCGGATCGCGATTCGCGTGGAAAAGCAGGAAGCCGAGGAGTAATCTGAGCATCAGCCGGCCTTCAACGCTGCGCGAATTTGTTCATCAGCCCATTGCTGGACGGTTCTCTTGGTGTGGAAGTTACCCCACCAATGCTCTTCAATGTTGATGATGACCTGATGCCCATCCGCGGCCGTGATGTAGAGCCAATGGCCCTGCTCGTCTTCTCGCAGTTCGATGCCTGTCAGATTTTTTGCAATCGTCATGTTATTTGCCTTTCGGATATTCGTCCCATTCACGGCCGTCGAGCAGCCGGCCGGCAATTCTCTTCCCGATTCGAAACATTGGAGTACCGTTCGAATATTTCATGGCGGGAACTGCGACTCGATTGCCATAACAATGCGGAGACCATTCTCCCCATTGCTTAAAGAAGAACCGCACGCCGGCAGCCTGGCATTGATCCCGGATCGATCGGACCCAGTCCGGATGCATCGGACGGGCGTTGGGACCACTCTCGCCACCGACGATGACCCAATGGAGGTCTTGATACCAGTCGTTCTTCAAGTCCGTTTCTCCACTGTACTGAGGATGCCTCCTGAGCTGCACGAAATCTATTTCTCTTAATAGGTCTATCGGCCCTAAAAGTGGCTCGCAACTCACAAAGTGCCGCGCGGCCGGTGTCTCCATTAGCAAAGGGATTCGTTCATGCGCGGTTTTCTGGTCCTCGCAGCTGACGCCGAGCCAAACGTTGGGCAACTTGCTTGACCATTCGAACTCGACATGCGCCACGTTTTCCTCATTGTACCGGAGGTGGTCGATCCACGCTGAGGAGTGTAGATCGACGCAGTTCGCCTGGATGAAAAGATCGGTGCGAATCATCTCTCTGGCCGTCTCTTCTACTCTCGGTTTCCAATCGGCTTCGAAATAGGCGAACATCCTTGATGCGCGCTTCGTCAATATCTGAAACGTATGCCACCAGCAGAGGGAACAAACGGCGAGAACCTTGTCGATGAACTCGTCGGCAACGGTCTCGTGGAATAGGTCGCTCATGCTGTCGACGAAGATCATTCTCGGCTTCCTCCAATGGACGGGGATTGGCAGTTTGTCCGGATGGCATCGGACGTCGGTGAACTCCCGGCTTTTATCCTTCGAGAATTCGCCCCGGTGCATGTTGGCCCAGGTCTCGGCGTAGCAGTTCTTGCAGCCGGCGCTGACCTTGCTGCAGCCGGTGACGGGGTTCCAGGAGGCGTCGGTCCATTCGATGTTGGATTTTGATGCCATATCAGTACGCCTTCCCGCCATGCCGGAACTCTCTGCCAGCGTTGTAGCGCATTTTCGCCTGCACGTGTGCATCGATGTCGATGCTGAGGGCCGCAACGAGGTCCAATATCCGGATGATAGCGTCCGCGATCTCGTCCTCGAAGGTGTCCTTGACGTATTTCTCAAACGATGACCGGAAGTCTTTGTCCTTGACCCATCCGCACACCGCCCCCATGGAGAGACCAGGCGGGATGCGCTTTTTTGTCCTGTCGGCTTCCAATGCTTCGCCGAGCTCGGAGACGATCAGCATGAGTTTCTCCCCCACGTTGAATTCCCTGCCGACCGGGTAGAATCCACTCTCGATTGCTTGCCGGTGCACCTGCGCCGCGATTTCGTTTAACGTCATAGGTCTTTGCATGTCTCTGTTCTCCATAATTTGAGCAATGCCTTAAAGAGTGCCCTGATGAATCCGCTGCCGATCGATTCGGCGATCCTTCCGGAATCGTCCTTCAAGTAGCAGTAGAACTCTCTTCTATCGCCGAATGAATATGCAGTGATGTGCATCCTATCTTTTCATCGGCTTCAGGATAGACGACTCTCTCCGATAGAGTCGATGCAGGGTGATCATCGCCCTCATGAAACGCATGTCTTCCTTGGTGATCGGCGGGCTCTTCCGATCTGCATCCAGCTTCTTCCTCACCGTCGCACTGCGCCGAAAAAACCACGCGGAGAAACTCGGGATTCGCTCTTCCTTGTCCGCGGTCATTTCGCCCTCCAGTAAAAACTGTTGCGCCTGTCTCTCCGGACTCGCGTGAGAAGGCCGGCCGAGTACAGTCGACTCATCCTGGTGCACCAGGTCTGAAGGCTGCCCTCGAAGGATTCAAACATCTCCCGGGTTGTGACGGATCGGTGACAATCGCGGATGTAACGGTATGCCCGCTCGAGCGTGTCGCCCAGAATTTGTTTCCCGCAGTGCGGACAGAGTCTCATCTGAGGCTCCGGAGGACATATAGGACGATGGATACGACCAATGCGAAGGCGAGGGCGGCAAGGGCGCCCCAGGCGAAGCAAATTCGTTTGATCGTTTGAGAGTTGATTGGTTCGCTCAGTTGGCGGTCGTTCGGTGGCCGCGGCGGTGGTGGCGCTGATGGCGACATTTCAGTGTTGAAAATAAAATTGTCGCTGACGTAATCGAAGGCCACAAGGTGTTCACAGCTTTTTGTGATACCGCGGCGATATTCGCATTGAAGCCCGCAGAGTGGGCAGTCAACGACATAGATCCGGACACCATAAGCTTCGTTCGTGTATCCCGGACTCGAGGCGGAAATTGCTCTGATCATTTCACTCTCCTATAAGTGAACTTCGCAAGACGCACTGACCGTCCTCGTCTGGCCGTCAAGCGTATATTCCGTTTGAAGCTGCACACTGGCTACGCGGGTGCCCGTTGTCTCCTCAAAGTGACTAATCTTTTTGAGAATGAAATCCTCCATCTGCTTCTTCCGAATGGTGACCTCGATTGTATCCATTATTTTACTCTCCAGGTTTGTACGATCATTCCTGTGATCTCGCAGGGGCGTTTGATGTATGGGATGACGAGCCCCATCTCCCGCAACTCGGTGACGCGCGGGATGACCCTGTTAACGCTCCAGCCGAGCTTGAGCGCGAGCTCCTGGTAGGACCAATCGTCGCGATAATACATGGTGTCGAGAACTTCCTGCTGCTTATCGGCGAGCTTCATCTCATCGATCTTGGCGGTCATCTCTCCGAGCTTCCGGGTGTCGGTTGCGAGGGCGATGGCCTTCGGTGCCGATTCGAGTCGGGCTTTGACGTGGACAGGAAGGGATTCCCTACCGACAGGAAGGGATTCCTGTCCTACATTGGCAAACAACGGCAGGCCGGTCTCCTCGCCGTAACGGTTGATGATGTCGCGACGCAATATATTTTTTTTGTATCTCATTCCTGGTCGTTGGATCGTTGAATCGTTGGATCGTTCCTCAAGCGGATCTCGAAAACGTAGGGGAAGATCTCGCCGCACCGCGTGCAGACCTTGCCATCCGGGTATTTCGGATCCTTCAGACGCTCCAACTCGTGGAGGAATTGTCCGCAGACCGCTGATACCGCTGATGACGCTGATGAAGGACGATGAATGGAGAAGCTCACGGTATTTTCTCCTGCAGCCATTGTTTGCCCTTCGGAGTGAGCTTCCACCAGGTTGTGCGATCGCACTTGCCGCTTGTGACAAGATCCCTGTGAATTCTCGATTCTGCAAGGTGTTGAGCGACCATTTGGTTCGAGAGTATAACGCCCTTCATCTCAAGCTGGGCCCGGACGTCCGACGTCGTCGCTTTGTCGCAGCCGGGCGGCGTCAACTCGCTCAGCGCCCGGAGAACTTCCAGGCGTGGACTCTTGCCGATCGCGCACTCCAGGGCCTCATTAAGGCTCAAATATTCTTTGCAGATTTTCGTGAAGAGACCTCTGCGTTCGCCTTCGATTTCCTTCCGGGTCGGATAGCGGCCGAGCCTGGCGTAAAGCGAGCGGAGCGTTTCGAGGAGCTCGCCACCGGTCCATGCGTGATGGTTCGACGGCTTGCCGGTCGCGGCCATCACGGCTTTGTCCCAGGATTCAAACTCCTTCTCGGCGATGCGTCTGAGGTATTGCGGGACGTCGGTCACCTTCGGTGTCCGGCCCACCTTGTCCTGCCACCAGCGGATCGATTCGAGGATGCGGTCTTTCGTCCACTTTTTCTTGTTCATAATGGTCGCTCGAATAATCGTTTAAATGCTTTTGAATGACGTTTGAAGCTGCCTCTGCGGCCTCGACGACGACGCGCTTCGGGACGCCGAGCGGCCGCGTGATGAAATTGATCGCGTCGTAGATCTTCCACATCATCTCGGCGACGTTCATGCCAGCCCCCACGATCGAAGGATGAGAATCGCGAGCGAGCCGGAGATCGTGCCGGCCGGGATGCGCCAGTCTTCCCACCAGTTTTTCCCGAGGGCAAGATTCGCGCCGCGCAGCGGGAACAGAAAGGACGTCGTCTTATGAAGCGGAGCGTCGATGAACACATGCGAGAGGTACGCAAGGGCGAACGGGACGGCGGCGGGGAAAAAGAACCAGCACATAAAGAGGACCGCAGCCGGGGCGAAGACGCCGTGGAGGACGTCATAGAGATCGTTCAACGCTGCCGGCGCGGAGTCCCACGACTCCTGGCCGGTTGCGAGCTTGCCGTGTTTCGCGATCGTGTAGATGTTCATCGGGATCAACGGCGCGTCCGGGGCGAGGCCGAAGAATGCGCCGAGGATCGGATGCTCGGGCGCACACGCTGCGCCGAGAAGGGCGTGTGTCAAGGGATCAGCCACTGGCAGTGCTCCGTTGTCTCCGGGGCCAACTCAGCGTGCCGACGCCCGGGCCTGTCCTGGGCTGATGGAGGTCGTAGATCTCTTTGAGCTTGTTGTACTGGGCCGTCGACAACTGCCAAAGGTTGGCCACTCCGTGGAGACTGAGGACGAACTCTTTTTCCCAGGGATTCAAACGGTCGACCCTGGCGTAAAGATAGTCCAGGTGCTGCTCGGCGAACTTCGTGCGGAAGTCAGTCACGGAGGTTCTCCCGGCTGATCGCGCGAGATAAATCTCGCGTCACACTGCGAGATGGTGCGTCAGTCATGGATGGAATCCCAGGCGATGTCGATGTTGAAGGATTCTTTCTGATCGACCTTGATGCCGGCGGCGGCAAGCTTGTCGTCTGAGATTTTCTTCGCGGCATAGTCCGCCAGGATGGCTTCTTTGTCGATCTCCTCCTTCGTGCGGAGATATAGCTTTGCCAGGCCGAGTCTTTTGAGCAGCTCGATGATTGTCTTAAAGCTGTATTTCCTGTTGAGCGCAGCGACGCTCGGGTTGCCCACGCGGAACGATACGGAACCGTGAACCAGATCTTTGCTCCGGGACTTTTCGAACTCGTCCTTGTGCAGGATGCAGAAGGCTTCGATCTCGTCCTGGAGGAGTTTGGTTTCCGTCCTGGGAGCGGAAGTCGTTCTGTCGAAGCCATCGCGGAGAAGCTGGATCTTCTCGTTCATCTCAGCCTCGCGCTTCTGAACGAATGCCTCGACCTGGCCGAGCCGCAGCAGACTCTGATCGACCTCCTCGAAGCTTTTGAGCGTTGTGGTTTTTTTTGCCATGATTAACTCCTTTGAAATGGAATGATTGGATGTGCCGCCTCGTGAGAGAACGGCGAGATATATGTTTCCTCAAAGCGGACCGCCTCGATGATGGCGCGGTTCTTGGCGTTGTAGATCGCGATGGACTGGCGCTTCAATTCTATCCACGCTCTGTTGCCTTCCTTTTGAGCAATGAGCATTGAGCGGAAGGTGTGCTGGTAGAACGCATCGAGCGCGACAATGTCACTACTTGCTTCCGGGAACATGATGCGAGCCTTACGCAACATCTCTATCTCGAGCTGAAGGTCGAGGCTACCGCTCTTCTTGTTGTGGCTGACAAGGCGGTGCCAAGCGTATATGGCCAATAGGACGATGAGGACGTATCCTGCTATGAGGGTCATGGTTGAACTCCTTTCGGTTGTGAGGGGAGGTTAGATGCGGCCGCCTGCGCTCTGCGAGCTTCGGCGCCCAGGCCGTTGCCGTTGCGGTGGCGCCTCGCGTGACGTTCGTAATTGAACCGTTGCGTTTCATCCATTCCGATCATGCCGCACTTGAGCTTGTAATCGATCACTCCGATCATGCCGCGGATGACTTTGGACAGCTCGGCGGCGTTGCAAGCCTTCGTCGATTGTTTGTGGACCTCACGCGCAGTGAAGTGGGCGATGTCGTTCCAATCCCATTTGAGGATGTAGCCGAGCTTGGCGATCATGCGGTGCTGGTCGGGGTTTATGGTCGAGCTGGAAGCTCGACCTACATTGTCGCGCATTTTCTTCAGGGCCAGGAACACCAAGTTGGCTTCTTCGTCGTCGCACTGTGTGATGTGCCGCTTGCCGGTGACGGATTCGACGACGGTGCGGTAGTTCTCCTCGTCGAGACCGCAGGAGCCGTGCGCGAGAGCGCGGATTCTATGGTTGAACTGGGAACGGGTCATATCAAGATGATCTCCCGGGAGTTAATGCTGCACTTGTTGGGATCGTCTGACGGTCCAAACCACATGAGCAACCAGACAGGCTCGCCGCCTCGCGCTATGAAGGCTCTATCGAATGACCCGTCGTGCCGTTTCCACATTTTGCCTTCGTACACGCCGGTCGGAAATGAGCAGGAGTACTCCTCAAGCTCCTCGAACGTCGCCTTGTCCATCACGCAATGTGTTTCATGCATGGAAATCCTTTCAGGCGACGGTTGTCTCCAGGCCCTCGAAAGCGGATGCGTCATGGGAGGAATAGTGTCATTGAGGAATGGCCCGTTCATGCCTTCACCTGGTTTGATTCAGCCGGAGGAACGCCTGAGCCGCCTTGCGGCGGATTTTGCGGGTCAAGGTTACTACTCGTCGGCTGGTATCCGCCGGTGAGCTTCCGGACCGCTTCGCATCGGCCGCTGTAGCATTCCGGGCAGAGTTGCGTCTCCTTCCATTTCCAGAACATGCCCGCAAGCCAGGCGTTGAAGAACTTCCTGCAGCCGCAGGGGCATTGGCAAACGTATTGAACGTCCGGGCCCGACATGATCAGTCAGAGCCCTTGAGCGATGAAGGAAGCGGAATGTCCTGCTCGTACACTTCCAGGAGCGCGTCGATCTTCTCGATGCGCGATTTCGCCGCGTCTCGTTCCCGGAGCAGGATGGCGATGATCGGCGGCAATGTGCCGGCGACGGCCTTCAGATTCTTCCGAGCCTGGCGAGGTTGACGCTTCACTGGTTTCTCCCCCCCCCCCGATTTTTTGAGAGCGTTTCGCATATTGTAGATGCTCGGCCTAGAGGGGCGCCCGCCGAGCGCGGCAATGATTTCGTCCGTTGACTTTCCTTCCCCGATCAGGCGCTTCATAGCGTCGCGATCTTCCGCTGAGAGTACGTTTCGCATGTTCCCGTCTCCTTGGTCTGTCGTTTGTGATTGAGTTAGTCGACCAGCCAGCTGTAAGCTGCTTCGAGCGAATCGCTGTCGATCTTACGTTTTTTGTGCATCTGCATTTCGTCGTATGCTCGCGCCATGAGCGCAACGAGGCTCGCGACGCCGAATTGGGTCAGGCTCCAGGCCCAGGCTTTCTCAAGCTCTTTGCGGTCCAGCGAGTGAATCCAGAGGTCAGCGATCTTCTTCGCCTCTTCGAAGCTGATGTCGCCGACGGCGCGCTTGATTCGTATGCGGCGCTTCAAGTAACCGAGAATCGGATCCTTCAGAATTTCTCGCAGGCGCTCCGTTCCCATCAGGACGATGGCGCATCGCTCGGCAGCCTCGCCGCCGTGCACGTCCTTCAGGATTGCGAGCGTCCGGGGTTTCAGGTTATCAGCCTCGTCGATCACGAGCAGCCGGGGCCGGCGCTGGAGCGCCCGGATTATAGATGATAACTTATCATCCTGGCTCCCGTGCATTTGCCCTTCGATGTTGAGAGCCTCGGCGATCCGGTGGATCAATGATGTCGGCGAGGTCGTGCTCGTCAGCTCCACATAGACCGCGAAGTCGCTATTGACCATCACGTATCGGGAGCCGGCTTTGGTTTTTCCCCGGCCGAACGGAGCGATGATCCGGGCAATTTCTTTCCGCTTCCAGGCAAGGTCCATCGTCGCGCCTATCTGCCGGATGACGCTTGTGTCTACAATCGCATTGCGGGCGAGCCAGTTGCGATAGAACCGGGCAAGAGCGTCCTCCAATTTTTCAACGTCGCCCTCATACTTGTCGTTGATGGCCGTGCTGAGGGTCGAAGTGGAGAACCCCGTGAACTTCGCAATCTCCCTCAGATTTATTTCTCCCGACGCGATGAGGCCCTTGAGGTGCTCACGCACTTCTCCGGGCTTGTCGGTCGAGATCTGCGCTTGTTCGATCAACGTTAGACGATTGACTTCCGGTGGCATGGCTTTCCTTTCTCGTTAGCTGATGCGACTGATCATGTCCGCAGTAATTTCCATTTGTTTGGCGCGCTTCTTCGCACGTTTTTCAATCTCGACGGCCTGCTCCTGGTCCTTGAGCTTCTCGTCCTGCTCACGCGCCTGACGCTCAAGACCGGTGAGGAGCGTGACGGCGGTTGTCTTGCACTGCAGCAGCTCGCGGGAGACGGGCGTGATGTTGAGCAGCTCGCCTTCCAGCAGCAGCTGCTTGGCCTGGGCGTTCGAAATGCCCTTGTGAAGATCCTTCACCTCTTCCTGGAGCGTCCGCTCGTTCTTCTTCCTGTCGTGGAGGATCCTGAGCCAGCCGCGCTCGTCCTGCCCGATCATTTCTTTGTTGCAGGCGATGGCCGCAAACTCTCCGCCCACGTAGATCGATATGAAGCCCACGTCCATCGGATCGTAGTAGACATCGGCCTTCCTATCGTTGAACGGCATCAGCGAATCGCTATAGTATTCGTTGCCCAGGAGCGTGACCTGGCAGCGGCGAATGGTCCGGTTGGAAACTTTCATCATGAGGAAGTCGAGTACGCGGGGCTCGATGGATCGCTGCGTCGTTGTGTTCGTTAGATAAACCTGGAGAGGCGATTGTCCGTTGAGCGAGCGGTGGATCTTATTATTGTAGGCGTTTACGGCGACAGCGAAGAGCGCATCGAAGTCCTCGTAGTTCATGATGCGCCCCTGCTTGATCTCTTCTTTTAAAGAGTCGGGCTGGTTCTGGTACTTGTTGCCCTTGTAGCCGGGGAGGCAGTTGAGGACACTGTATGTTATAGTGCGGAACCAGCGTTCCATCTCGGCCTTCGATTGGCCGTGGTATGGAATAGCATAATGAAGTTTGGAGAGCCGTTGTATGCTGCGCCGGGCATCGTCGGAAAAATCGATCTTGCCAAAGACGCGCTGGGTGTAGGTGCTGCGATAGTCCTTGCCGTTGTCGATCAGGATCTCTTCCGGGAGACTGTTGATATTGAGCGGGATGTATTTTTCTCCGTTGTACGCCTTGAGCTGACGGGCGAGCACGCCGTTGCGGAACGCCAGCGCGATAGTCTGCGAGTTCGGCATCCAGTTCAAATGATAGCCGGGGATCAGCCTGGTCCGCATGTCGATGAAGGCCGTGACCCATCGGTGATCGAGCTTGCCCTGGTCGTTCGTGACGACGACGTCGAGCTCGGTGTGGTCGCCGATCCACAGCTCGCCGGGTCGGTATTGCGTCGTGTCGCGCGTGACGAATGGCTGCTGGTTGACCTCCCAGTCGTGCCGGCGGCTCCTGCCGCGACGGACCGCGGCGTTCACCTTGCGGATGTTGCCGAGGAATCGGATGACGGATGTTTCGCTGGGGAGATCCTCGATATTGACGGGAAGGGATTCCCGTCCCACGATTTGTTTTTTCACACACCGGGCCCGAAGGGCGAGATAGCACTTCATCGCGTTGGAATTTTCGCGGGTGTAAAGGGCTTTCAAAAACTCTTCAACTGACAGCATCTCGCCGGTTGCAGGCACAGTGACGCTCATGCCGGCGGCGCCCCTGAGCATACCGGAGTCGCTGCGCTCTTTGCGCGTCAATATATATTCGAGAGCCTGTTGAAGTTGCGGATGGGAGCTTAGAGCAATGAGCGGGGAGCGGGGAGCGAGATTAAACAGACGTCTGAGTTCGAGCTTGTAGCGGCGCTGCGTGCCGACGGGGATCCCGTGTTGCGCGGACACTTCCGCTTCGACCCGGGTGACGTCTTCCGCAGAGACGGAACGGATCATCGCTGCGACCTTTGCGATCAGGTCGTCGGTGATTTTAGAGGCCGGGACCGTAGGCACGATAATGCGGACAGGATTCGAATCCTGTCCTGCGGGGGCGGCTGTGGCTGGCTCGTAAACGAAAGCGTACTGGGGAGTTATTGTTTGCATGGCCGTTCTATGAGTGTTGCTGGCAACGATGGAGATGAAGCGTGTTTAGCTTGAGCGTGAATCTTCCCGCAGGTCGGACATGCGCAGCGAGGACGGAGTTTGATGATGCCAAGCTCACGCAGCGCGGCCCGGATTTTGCGGCAGTTGGCGCGACCAGCTTTCTTAGTGCGACCCGCAAAAAAGTTGGAAACGGCGCACTTCGGGACGCCGAAGCGCTTAGAGAGTAAATACTGCGATAGGCCGATGCCAGAAAGCGCGGATCGGTATAGGGCATACTTCCCTGGACAACCGCCAATCCCGATCTTTTGTTTTGGTTCCTTCGGCGCTATAGCATGGTTTGCCATTTGCAACCTATACTGTTGGGGCTTTCGCGGCGCGTCTCAAACTCGCGGCATTGCGCTGATAGGCCAAGACCTGTTTTTCGGTCTGAGCTGGTTTTTTGAGGGTCAATCCGAGCATTCGGCAGGCCCGGCGGACGCGGCCCCGGGGAATCAAGAAATCCTTCTCGTCGCCCGTGCAGTAGGAGTAATCCTCCCAGGGGATTCTCTTCTGCCAACGCTTGACCGATGCACGGTGGCGGGGCTCAATCGGCGAGACGAGGAATATCGGGCTGCCGGCCTCATCGCGGTCGAAAAAGAAGAGAGCATCGCCCCGCTCGTTGCATAGGATGAGATTGGTGTTCCTTATTAACTCGCCGATTGAGCATTCAAAGACGCCGCATTCGTAGGGCGGCGCCGATGGTGTGGCGTGAACGTCTGTTGTCATTTTCATGCGGCTCTCTTCGGGGCGTAGGCTTTCACGTAGGCGTACAACTCCGCGAGAAGTCTCGGACGTTCTCCGGCGAGGGCTCTGGATACATAGCTCGCGTCCACGCGGATTTTTTTCACGAGGTCTTTTTGACGAAGACCCTTTTCGAGCATCAATTTCTTGACAGTGATGTGAAGCGGTTCGCGGAGGGTTGTCGGCATTGTTTCTTTGGCCTTAATTTGTTATGATACCGTTGCAAAAAGTTGACAGGGAGAATATAGAGAATTTTTCTACATTTGTCAAGTAAAAAATGAAGAATCTTTCTTCCATTGAAATAGGCAAGAGGATTCGCCAAATTCGCAAGGAAAGGCGGCTTTCTCAGGCAAAATTTGGAGAATTGATCGGCGACCTCAAGTGGCATCGAATTCGCGACCTTGAGAGCGGCAAAACAAAGCCATCGGCAGACTTCATCCGACAGATTGCGGTCCGGCTGCAAATTTCTGATGAATGGCTTTTGGAGGGGAAAGGCGAGAAGAGCATTTCGAAAAGATTCCAGGAGTGGCTGCGTCGCACGTCGGAGCTGCAGGGAATGGATGCAGCGAATATACAGGAGGGCCTCAAAGAGAAATTTGCAATGCTCGATTTTTTGGAGCATCTTGGAATTAGGACGAGGGAACAACTGGAAGAGTTTTTAACCCTCAGAATATTGCTCAGGATGTGGCGATGGTGCTAAGGGAGAAAATGCTCAAATACCAGGTTAAGCGAATCAAGAAAAAATAGATTGGAGGAATTATGAAGCTTTTGTTTGTTCTTGCCTCCGCCACGATTCTGTGGGGATGCGGCGCCGTCCCGCAGGCAGAGAAGATGGAATCATTCCAAATGATTGTTAAGGAAAATGGAACGGAGTTCTATCGCGGGGGAGTGCACAATCTCAATCCGGGGCCGGACCTCTCCAGGGGCGATACAGTGATGGTGACCGGCCAATATGCATTCATGTATGAGGTCCTTCTCGGCTCCGGAGAGGTGGGATTCGTAATGAAAAAGGATCTGGTGACTCTCTCTGAAGCGGTTGCCTGGCCGGCGGCCGAGAGGAGGAAGCAAGAGACAGGACCGGAAGAATCGAATCCGGATGGCAAAGTGGGATCGGTGGGGATTTTCTTCCGGGGCGGAGTCTGCTCGACGACTGGCGACCTCTCAATGAAAGATAAGGCAATATCGACTTCATCCAACACTTCTTTCCTCGTGGGGGCGTCACTCGTAATCCCAGAGACCGCCCATTTCACGTGGGCTTTGAATTTCGACAACAGCACGTTGTCGTTTGAGCCGGCGCAAGGTTTCAAGCAAGACATCAATCTGCTGCGTGCGTACGCGGAACTAAAGTTCTATCTCTCCAAGTAGGCGAGGGGCTTGACATTCCCGATTTGATGTAGTATATTTATCGCAGTATAAAGTCGCCTGCGTGGCGCCAAGGCGCCACTTCGGCGACCAGGGATTATCGAATAAGAGTCCCGGTTTCTGCAACAGTGAATCTCCCGATCACTCGCAGAGGCCGGGACTTTTTGTCTATAGAAGGAGATCGACATGTACACTGCGTTTTGCGTTGCCTACCTTGCAGCACTCATCATCATCATGTTCGTTCATCGCGCAGTTCCGTTTGGAATGGCCGCAACTTTTGAGTTCGAGGAGGACAACGGTGCCGCCACTGGCACGCCGGCGAAAGGCGCCACGCGCACGGCCGCGCGGGCGGAGGTGAACTGGAAGAACATCGATGATTCGACGACGGCATATTCTTCGGCCCCCGTTACGGCCGGCAACAACTCTTTCGACAAATGGCAGTTCGGACATTTCTCCGGGACGTACAATCAGATCCTCGCAGGGCTCTTCGCGCATACAGCGGGGACGCTTGGAACCGGGCTGACGCTGAAAGGCAAGGTCGCTCCATCGGGCGGGTACACAACGCCGAGCGTGAACGCAAACGCGAACCTGACCGTGGACATGACGACGGCGATTGCGATCGGATCGGGACAGGCCGTGCAGTTCGGCGCGACGGGTCCGGAGGCGGCCGGCAAAGGAGCCTCGACGACGGCGAACCCGGCATATTCGGAGTGGCTCGTCACGCAGATGCAAACGTCCGCCCTCGCTGCGCCGAATGATACGGGGACGCAGACGCTCACGTTGGAATATGCGGAAAATTAGCGCGAGATAAATCTCGCGGTTACAATTAGCCAGTGGAGAATCGATCTATGAAGACAATGTTTTGTGCCACCTGCCAGAAACCCACCGATCACACTCTCTCGGTCGCGGGGAAAGAGTTCCATGCGACGTGCGCGTGCGGTCACTTCGTGAAGTTTCCGAAAGTTGCGTCCGCCCAGGAGCTGCAAGCGCTCATCGATGCGCATAACCGGGACAACGTTCCGGTCGTGACTGCGGCGAAGGAGCAGGAGCTGCAGGATGAAATGCAGGGCATTTTGAACGGGCTTTGATGCCGGATAAAGAGAGTCGCGACCTGAAGGTCGCGGATACCTCGTCAAAGGCGGCGTTGAAGTACCTCTTCGTTGCCGTCTATAAGGATGGATCGCACTTCCAACAGAACCCGGAGGACGTAAGCGCAAAGGAGCCGAACCGATCGGCTTTTTTCGACGTTGACCAGGAAAACCTTCAGGCGTTCTTCCTCGTTGGGCCGACCTCGGCCTCAAAAAAGAATCAACACACGTATCTTGTAGATCTGACCGACGGACATTTTGAAATCGACGGCGTGCCTTTCGGGATGGATCCGCGAGCGCGAGATGGATCTCGCGTGTACAAGTTGGCCTTTTTCCGAAAGCATCGAGCGAACGTCGAGGTGAACGTCCGATCTGGGAAGATGGGCCGGCAGTGGGAGGATCCGATCGTTTATTGTCTCGGCTGGAACGCCACCGATCAGCTCGGGCAAGTCGCGCAGCGGATAATGGAGATCGACTGATGTCGCAGCGCCTTGATCCGACCGGCGACCTTTCCACTGATAGTTGGACGAGCACTCCGCTGTGGAGCGAACTCAATGACGGGGCATCTCCCGACGATTCAGGGTACGTTCAGGCGAATGCTCAGGATGGCACCGCCCATACATTCGAGGTGTCGGTTGGCAGTCCTCCGAAGGCGCCGGATAAAAGCCAGAACGTTGTTGTGACGGTCAGAGCGAAAATGGATTCGGGCGCGACAGACCAGTACCTCGGTATCTATCTCATGGAGGGCGCAACGCAGAGGGGCTATGCGAGCCAGCTTCTGACGACATCTTACGCCAACTACACTCTGACCGTTGCGGCGTCGACGATCACAAATTTCAGCAATCTCAGCGTTAAGGTTACCAAGCAGACGTCAAGCTAATGGCAGGCGGAACTAAATATGCATATGTCTCCTGGATAAAAGTCGACGCTCCGGATCCCCCTCAGAAGACCCAGACCGGAAAAGCAAACATCAAGGGCAAGACGGACCGGACACAGACCGGACTGGGGCGCATCGGAAAGAAGTCTGACCAGACTCAGACTGGAAAATCCCGACTGCGAACAAAATCGGATAAGACACAAACCGGCAGCTCCCGCGTTACGGCGAAGACCGACAAGACACAGGCCGGTGTTGGGAACATCAGGAATAAAACCGATCGCACGCAAGCCGGGCTGAGTCGCGTCAGGGCGAAGGCGGACAAGACGCAGGCAGGGACCGGGAACATCAAGAACAAAACGGATCGCAGCCAAGCCGGAATCGGGAATATCAGAGCGACGAGCGACCGTACGCAAACCGGACTGGGGCGCGTTCAGAAGAAGTCGGATCCAACTCAACCAGGAAAATCCCGATTAGAGGTTACTACAGATAAGACCCAGGCGGGGACTGCTCGCATGCGCGCCAAGTCGGACCGGACTCAAACAGCCGTGTCCCGCGTGCAAGTGACGGCTGAAAAGCCAACGAGCGCCAAATCGCGCGTGACGGCGAAAGCAGGTCGCGCGCAAGCGGGTATGGCCGACATCGCCTCCGGAACCGCGCGGACCATCCTGGGCAAAGGCCGGATCGGTTCAGAATCTGACAGGCAGGTCGCCGGGCGATCGCGCATCCAAACGATCAGCGATGGTGAGATCGCGGGTCTTACTTGCATCATCGCCAGGTACGCGTCGCTGCCCGCTGCCAGAGGAGGAAGAGTGAGCGACAACACCCTCGCCAGGATCGTCATGGACAAATCGCCGACACGTATCGTCACCGACACGGTATCGAGAATAGTCCTTGATTACCCTGCAGCGCGGACAATTCCGGATAGCTCTCCGGCACGCATCATTATAGAATAAGGCACGCCGCATGTCGCTACAAAAGGTGATAAAGAAATTCGAACAGCAGACGGACGAGAAGCTCGATTATGATTTCGTGTTTAATCTGCCCTCGACGGATTCGGTGAGCTCCGTTCAAATCCCCGTTAATCCGTCGGGCCTGACGGTATCAAGCACCTCGATGTCGGCGAACACCGTCAAAGTGTGGTTGACGGGCGGCACAGATGGCGCGGATTACACGGTCACCGTCAAGGCCACGACGAGCGAGGGACGCGTTAAGGAGCTGGCGATGATATTGAGGGTGAGGAACGATTATTAAAAAAGAGGCGCGCAGGCGGAATTCGAGCTTGACTTTTGCGAAATGATGTAGTATATTTGTGCAGGATTTAATC